CAGCGACGCGGTGTAGATGCCCCAGTAGGCCGAATCGAGCACGATGAGGTCGGGCCGATCCGAACCACGCACGAGCGAAGCCCACAGCGTGTTGAGGCCGGTCTGCATCTGAGCACCAGTCGGGGGCGGCGTCACGCCAGCGGTCGAGAAGTCGTACAACTTCGACTGCCAGAACGTCCAGGTGGCGCGGTCGATGCCACCGTAGGTGCCGGTGGTCGGGTTGGAGGGCACGGCGGCGTTGAGGCCGGTGACTTCCTTACCGCCCGAGCCGGTGCCGTCGCTGTAGATCGACGCGGCGAGCTTGTTCGCCATTGTGGCTTCGGCCACGTTGATGCGAGACTCGAGCAGGTCGATGAACGCCTCGCGGCCGCTGTTCTGCAGCTGCTCAAGGCCCGAGATCACGACCGGGCAGGCGAGCTGCTTGATCTGGAACTCGGCGGCGCTGATGACGTCCTGAGCCGCAACCGGCAGCAGGTCGTAACCCGAATAGAAGCCGGCGTTGCCGTTCTCGGCAAAGCTCAGCTCCTGGAGGATGGTCGAGCCACCAGAGAACGTCTTCACGTTGCCGCGCTGCGAGAGGCGGGCAAGAAGCGCGTTGTTCTTGGTGACGTTGTCGGCGATCTGCCGGGTGCGCGACTGAATCGTAGTCGCGACGATGTCCGAAATGGACGAGTTTGCAAAAGCCATTGTGATGAAACTCCCACAAGAAAAAATGACAAGGGCTTACGCCCCACCAGTTTTCGTGTGGCCTACGCGAACCTGTTCAGTCCGGTATGTCGTAGGTGGGCGCTTTCGCGCTCCTAGAGCTTCGGTGGCTGTCGGTGCTTTGGCACACCGGAGAAAGTACAGTTTTTAGGCTGCACCTTCCCCGATGTGTTTATAGCATCATCGTGCGTTTGACGCAATAGCCGCTTCAATCGCAGAGCGAATATCGGACGGCTCGCTCTTCGGCGCACCGAGCGCGGGCGCGCCCGACACGCTGACCGCCGCCGCTCGAGCCCTTTGCGCGGCGCCCGTCTGCTGCTGGGCGCCCTTTGCCTTCGCCCGGCCCTCGAGCACCGTGCGCACGCGCGGATTGGACAAACACGCCTGGCGGTAGGCGTCCTGCAGAGTCAGCTCACGCCCGCGGCGCTGCGCGACTTCCATCAGATCCGCCATGTCCTCGCGCACGTCCTCGCCGAACTCGGCCTGCTGCAGGAACTGCTGCACCTCGCCCGCCGCCGCCTGCTGGGCCTGCTGCTGCTGGGCGAGCTGCGCCTGCTGGAACTGCGACATGAATTGCTGCACCGGCGCGAGCTGCTGCTGCAGCACCTGCTGCATTTGGTTCTGCACCGGGTCGACGCGCGGCACTTCGCCCGCCAGCGCCGAGTCGAGCTGCTCGATGAACGTCTGCCCGAACCGGCCGACGCCGAACTGCTTGACCATGCCCGCCACCATCTGCGCGAGCTCTGGCGCGGTGCCCGTGCGCAGCTTGGCCGCGGTCGCCATCAGATTGTCGATCGCCTGCAGCGGGTTGCTGTTCTCGGCCTTGATGAACATCTCGTAGGGCCGAATCACTTGGTTGAGCTGATCCGAGAACTTGCGCGCCTCGGCCGTATCCTGCAGCGTGCGCTGCACTTCCTGCTCGCGCCGGGCAACCTCCGCCCTCACCTGCTCGGGCAACTGCGCCCAGTGCTCACGCACGTCGGGCCGCCAGGAGGCCGGAGCGCGGTCCTTTGGAACTGACTTGGGCTCGGCCTTTGGGCCGGGCTGAATGCCCTGCGCGGGCTCTGCGGCGGCTTTCTCCGTCGTCTCGGGCACCACGGGCGCGTCCTTGGGCTTGAACCGTCCCTTCTCGTCGCGGCCGTCGCTTTTGGGAGCCTCCGGCGCCGAGGCGGCGGGCTCGCTGGCCGGCTCGCTGGCCGGCTCGCTGACGGGCTCTGGTGCTGAAGTTTCTACGGGCTCGTCGACGGGCACTGCCGCCTCGAGGGCGTCTCTGATCGTGGTGGTGTCACTCATGGGTTACCTTCTGATTTGGAGTCGTTCAATCGCGTTTCGAATATCCTGTTTGCGCACCGAGCCGCCCTGCGTGTAGTACCGCTCGCGCTCGACCTTGGCTTTTGCCCAGGTGTCCTTGAAGTCATCCGCGGTCGTGAGGCCCGTGCGCTTCATGTACTCGCGGTGCCGCTTGCGGCTTGAGATGTCCGCGCCGTCGGTCGCGCGCAGTCCGTCGTAGTGCCGATCGCCCCAAAGGCCTCCCAGGTGATTGAGCGCGCCCCTTTTGCCCGCCGGGCGGTAGTCGGGGGTGATTTCGACGAGATCCTTGAGCTCGTCATCCCATATGTAGCGTCTGCGTGTCATGGTTGGTCTCAATTCATCAACAACAGCCATTCTTCCTCGCGCCGGCGCTTGCGCGTGCGGCGCTCCTGCTCTGCAATGAACGCATCCACAAGCGCTCGCGCGCGGGCTTGCGCCTCAGCGGTGCGGGCACGCTCTGCTTCCACTCCAAACGCATTCAACTGCTCAACAACCATCTGCGCGACTTCGGCCGCGTTAAAGGCAGGCGGAACCGGCAGCGCGATCTGCTTGCCCTCGTCGGGCAGTACCGCCACGACGTTGCCTCGCGTCACTACAACCGCCGCCTCGGCAAACGGGTCGATCATTGCCAAAATGCGCTGCCGAATGTCTTCCTTCGTGCGCAGCTCGTCCTCGAACTCGCGCTGCTTGGCGCGCCGACGCCGCGGCGGATATCCTCCGCGCGTCTCCTGCACGGGCGGTGGCGGGGCAATGGCAGCGCCCCACCAGTTGCCAGGATATTCGCCGACGTACTGTCCGAAGTAACTCATGTCGGGTCGACCGTAGTGATCGTGCGATCGCCGTCGGTGTAAGACGCCTCGACGCGGATCGTCGTGCCGTCCTGCGAACGGAACACCATCGTGTTTCCTTCAAGGCCGGTGGCATCGCCAGCGTTGACCGCGAGCAGCAGACGCATCACATCGCGCAGCGTGAGCGTGCCCTCGACGATGCCGAGCAGCGGGTCGGCGGCAGAGCCTGCCGAGTTGAGCAATTCGCCCATCGTGCCGGGCTCGTTGTACTGGTTGGCGAGCGCAGACCACACAGCCGCCGAAAGCGATTGCGGCGAAAGCTCTGTGAATGGCGTCACCGCGCCTTCAAGGTTGCCCGTTGCGCGCGGCGTGGCAGTAACCGTGAACGTCACGAGCGCGCTTGCAACGGCGTCGATAATTGCGCCAAGCGTTGAAGGCCCAACCGTGAACGTGACCGACGTCGCGCCAACCGCCTGCAATGCGCCGGCGATGTTGCCGCCAACAGTGAACGTGACGCTGCTGCTGCCGATGGCGCTGACGACAAGATCGAGCTGGCTTGGGCCGACTGTAAACGTAAGGGTCGTCGGGCCAGTGAGATTGACGCCGGCGGCGACGTTCAGCGGCGAAACGTCGAACGACGCGCCGACATAAGTAAACGCCGACATCGCGCCGCCCTGGTAAGGCAGCACCCACGACGACGGCGCAAGGTGGCCGTAGGGGATGCCCGCAAGCTCGGAAGGTATGCCTTCCCCTACGCTCTGGTTGCGCAGATCCGTGCGCCCCCACATCGAGCGCAGAGTGCCGGGGTCGCCGCCGATCAATCGAAACGGCAGCTGGGCCAGCAGGGTCGTGTTCTGCTTTAGCCCCACCCGAACTCCACAGAGCCGTAGAAGTTAGTGCTTGCAGCCGTCGCAGCGCCCGCAAAATAAAGCCACGTCAGACACGCGCCGTCCATCACTCGCGGCAGGCTCGGCAATTGGTTCAACAGGTCGCGCTCGGCAGCGACCGATACGGTCGTGAGCGGCAACGTGAGCAACGGTCGCGCAAGGCACAACGCCATCACGCCCGCGGTGTTGGCGGCCGACATCGTGACTGAGGCCACGTTTGACACGCCAGTGTCGCCCGACGCCAGCGGCAGGAAGGGGCCGTAGTTGTTGGCGGCCGTTCCGCTGTGCGAAACGTGACCGACGATTGCTGAGGCGGTCATCGCAACCGTCACCGGCAGCGAGCGACCAGAGGTCGGCGTCGTGTTGGAGTACGACAACGCCAAGTTCTGCGCGGTTGCGCCAGCGGCGGTCGTAATCACGCTGAACAAGCGGCAACCAGCGCCGTTCGTGTACCGCAGCGTCGGGGTGCCAGTCAGCGTCTGAGCCAGCGCCGAGTTCAACTGAATGCCGGGCCAGTACCCTTGCAGATCGACCAGCATCAACTGCCCAGGCACGCCAGTCGCGACGCCCGTCACAGCCTGCACGTTGAGGACGTGCTTAGTGTTGGTCGAGACGTTGCCGCCGTTTGGCAAACCAAAGATCTGCGTGCCGTTGCCCGTGGTCTCGTTGCACGAAGTCCACGCCAAGTTAGTTCCTGCCCAGGCGTTTGCAACAGGCGTGCCCGCGAGGGGTGAGAAGTCATACCAACGACCAGCCGTGTACGCGCTTGCGCCGGTGATTTTGTTCCAGTCGAAGCGCGCGAACTTGCCGTTCGTGATTTCACTGACCAAGTCATCCATGGAAGAAAAAGGCATGATTAGCTCCAGGCAAAATGAACGAACCCGCGCAGAACCGGTGCGGTCGCAGATGCGTTGTTGATGATCCAGTTTAAATAGGCACCGTTTTCGACTTTTGGGCACGAAGCCGATTGCGGGACCATGACCTTTTCGGCAGCGGTGCTGTTTTCGCGAAGCTGCAAATGCGCAAGCGGCTTTACCAAAACAGCATTCAAGAATCCGCCAGGCGCACCCGAAACCGTAACCGACTGAATGCTTCGGATTCCCATGTCGCCATTCGCGAGAGGCACAAAGGGCGCTTCAGCGCTTGCCGCGTTGCTCGAGGATGACGTGTTGACAATGCAGCCAATGACAGAGCTGAGGTTGATGCCGAACGTCGTCGTGCGACCAGATACGCCTGCGCTGTTGGTGTAGCTCATCGTCACGGTGCCGCTCTGCGCCGTTGGCGTCTGCACAACAAACATGCAACGCACGCCTTCGCCAGAGGTGTATCGCGGAAGCGTCAGCGTGTTGTCCATCGTTTGCGCGTCGGTGCTGTCTCCGTCAATGAGCGGATAAAACATCACATAATCTGCGAGCAACATGTAAAGCGGAACGCCAGCAGAAACTGAAACGGCCTGCATTGCGTGGATGTACTTGCTTTGCCCGCTTTCCGGCTGCGGCCCGACGTAAATGCCGCGGTTTCCCGATCCAGTAACCGGCGTCGCCTCAAGCTGCACGCCGACGTATGGGTTGTAGATAGGGATACCGGCGCCGACCGATGCGTCCGCCCAGCGCCCTGCGCCTGGTGCAGGCACAGACGTCTTAAAGAAAAACGACTGCCATTCGCGGCCGTTCTCCGCTACAGCGGCGGCAAGTGGTGCAATGCCGTTAAAGGCCATCGTCTGCCTCCATCACCTCGACGCTGCCGTCGGGATGATCTGGGCAATGCTCGACGCTGCCGTCCTCCAATTGGAGCAGCTCACGCAAGCAATGCACACAGACGTAGCGCCACACATTAGTCGACCGTTACAGTCAACGCGCCGGCAGCGAACTGCGGCTGAATGCCGTTGCTGATCGACAGCGACGACGTCAGCGAGCCCTTGAAAATGAGGTTGCCGGCGCCCGACAAGTCGGTGCCAATGCCGAAGTGCGTCGCGGTCGCGCTGCCGCCCGTGCATTGTCCGAACTGAACGAGCGCGGTGTTGCTGATCGTCGAGGTCGACAGCGTCCAGCCGCCCGCAGCACGATTGACGGCCACGCGCGCGTATCCGGTGTATGAAACCTCATTCGTCGACTGACTGCCGGCCTCGCCGGGATCTGCGGTGTGAAGCGAAACGTAGAACGACCCCGCCGTGGCAGAGTTCTGCAATCCAGCGGCGTCGCCAATGTTTGCCCAGTCGAGATTAAGGAACAACAAGTTGAGCAGGTTTGCCTCTGCGGCATTGGTCATCGACATCGAAATTCTCCTGTTAGTTCATCGGCCGGCCAAAATCGGGCAACACGCCAACCGGGCCGTCCGGGGAAGGCATGGGATCTTCGTCTTCCTCGCGAACTTCAACGATGTCGCCGTTCGCGTCGCGCACAGGAATGCGCTTCTTTTTCTTTGCCAGCGTCTGCATCAACTGCTGAAGCTGCTCGGATGACTGTGCCTGGCCTGCGTCCGTCTTTTCGGACAACTCACCGACCGCGCCAGAGAGCTGCTTGAACTGCGTCTGATCGCGCTGCGCTTGCATCATCGCCATCATGGCTTCGTACTGCGCCGCCATCTGATCGAACTTGGCCTGCATCTCAATCTTCTGCAGTTCAACCGACGCCTTGAGCGCGGCGACCTTCTCGTCGCTCTGCGACTCGAGCATCGCGATACGCTCGTTCGACTTGATCTTCTCCGCCTCGAGCAGCAACTGCGGGTCGGGCTGCGGCTGCGGCGGGTTCTGCAGCTGCTGGTTCATGGCGCCGATCGCCTGGTCGAGCACGCTCTCGATCTCGGTCGACACGCGGAACTTCGCCACCGCCCACTGCATCAAGCGCAGCAGGAACGGCCCCGCGCCCGGCGTCTGCTGCGCAACGGGCGAAACCTGCGAGATGAACGCGCCCAGGCCCTGCATGAACTGCACCGCCGCGTCGCGCTCTTCGGCCCAGTCCATCGCCGCCATCGAGTCGGCCTCGACCGAAATGCGGTACTCGGCGAGCTTCTCGTCCTTGATGAGCTGGATCGCAGACTGCGCATAGGGCGCATCCGGCGTGCGCATGATGTTCGATCGCATGGCGATCGTATCGGGCTGGAAGTGCTTGGCGATGATTTCCGCCTTGATCCGCAGCGCCTGCGTGATCCATTCTGCGATGTAGAACTGCATCAGCTGGATGCGGGTCGAGCCGAACTGCGCCTTGATCTGCTGCGCTGCCGCCGTCTCGCTCGCCTTGCTCGAGCCGCGCATGATGTCCGAGATGCCGAGCACCTCGTAGATCTGCATCGTCTTGTCCTGCCGGTACTGGCGCAGGCGGTCAATGGCGCTCACCACCGCCTCAATCGGCACCCACTCCACCTTGCCCCGAATGCCGCCGGCTTCGGCAAACATCGCCCAGTTGTCGACCGGGATTAGCTGGTTCTCAGCCGCTTGGCTGAACATGCGCTGGATGCCGTCGGCCGACTTGTCGTAGACGCCGACCACCTTCGCCGCGCGTGTGAGCCAGGTAATACGGGTATTGATCTCGTCGAGTTCGTCGAACTGGTCCTGCGCGAAGATGTAATCCGCGCGCGGCATGAAGTTGCTCGAGGTGATGTTCGCCGCCAAGGGCTTCGGGCAGGGGAAGAAGCTCTCAAGCCCGAGCGGGTCTTCCTTCACGTCAAGAATGACTTCGCATCCCTTCGCGAGCCAATAGACCTTCTTGTCTTCCTTGTTCCAGATCTCAAACACTTCCGCCTTCGACCATACGTCGTGCTTCGGCGTCTGATCGTTTGAGCCGCGCGGCTTGAGCGTACCGAGCGGTACCACCTTCGCG